GAACAGGTTTTTGCGTTCGCTTCGCCACAAGGTGTTCGAGAAGTGTTAGACTTAAGTGAACTTAAAGAATTAACATCTACAGCAATCGGAGGCAGAGGAACTTTTCCTAATGGTCCAGACGTATTAGCTATTAACATTTATAGTACAGGTACTACTGCTGTTACAGCTAATTTGATTCTACGTTGGAGTGAAGCTCAGGCTTAATTGGATAGAGATTCTAATTGTTGTCTAAGATCGTGTAATCTAATAGAGTCCTGTCGTTGAGATGACAGGACTCTTTTTGTATCTTCATAAATTATATTTTCAATCTTGGTATCTATTTTATTAACAAGATTTTTATAATCCCTCAGCAAAGATTGAGCTTTGATTTTTTCTTGTTCATTCACAATACCATCTATACATGACTGATATCTAATAATATCAGATTGGTATGACGTTAATTCACTGATTTTTAAACTCATGGTCCTGACTCATTATTAATACTGTATCTATTTTTGTTTTTATTAGTGGATTTGTAATAGTTAGTTTTAAACCATTGTGTAGATTTTTTGGTATGTCGTTTATGCTGCACCAACAGATTGTTTGAACTTCTGTAGTTAAAAACTCTTCTTCTACTAAGCAGATATATGTACTGTATTCAAATCCTTTGTCCTCACTGAGATACAGTTCAATTGGAAGTAGTTTGCCTTGCGATTTTTTATATTTTTCTATGAGAGCTTGTCCACTTTCGAACGTGTTTTTACCTTTTTCAAAAGTAGGTACAGTCCATTTTAAATTTTCATGGATTAATAAAAATCGTTTGGTAGTTGTACAAAGGAATAATATACCTGCACGTTTTTGCATCAAGTACTTATTACAGATCCATTCTAAAACGCCAGTAACCTGAACGATACTCACCTTCAAAGCTCTTAAGCCACTGTTCACCGTCCCAGCGATATTGGATGCCAGTTTTTAAATTTTGAGTATAAACTGGTAGGGTGTTATCAGCACTGGAATCAAATACTACCTGCCAACCTGTGCCAGTGTATTCTATGATGTCATTGGCGCCTGCTTCGAATTGCTCCCAAGCAAACACTCCGGGTCTTAACTGGCCAGTAGTTGGACTATTATCCTGTTCACCGTCGTAGGTCCTATTTGTCGTTGTAATATCATCTAAAATCAAATATCTATTTCCAGCTACAACGTTGTTGGTTTTTGGATTAAATTTAATAGGATCGATGATAGCGTCAATAGTTGTTCTTCCTGCTATGATTGTATTAGATGGTTTCTCGTCAATGGTTACCAACAGATATGTCGAATCAACTTCATTGACTACAAAGGTTCCACGTATTTCATTTCCGTTTGGCTGTAAGAAATAGATTTGACTTATTCCCGGACGATAACCTTCATACTGTGCAAGTATAGTTTCCCAATCAATTCGTTTTCCTAATTTAGAAGGTGATCCGTTTTCTAATGTTTGTACAGCTTCGCCCGGACTTAGGATACTGAGATTGTAATCATTTGCCTGGCCGTTATCGCTTTTTAGCAGCAACACACCAAAGCTACCAGGAGTATTTGCATATTTCAAAGGCGGAGTTCCGTTGTAAACCAGATCATTGATGTTGCCCACATCGCCTTGATTGTTAAAAATGTTCATTACAATATTTTTAACAACGCCCAATCTCTTAACTTTAGCGGGAGGTGTGATGTATATCGGCATCTCACATTCAATAGTACAAATATCAATTTCGCTCTCGGTGCCCTGAGGTATAGTTCTTGAACTAAATGTTAAATTTTTTAAATCAACAACACTGAGACTGGTCCAATCTATATAATTGTCCGTAGTCTGTATCTCCAAGCTTGGGTTGAATAATACTAGGATCTGTTCTATCAATTGGAGTTTTTGATCAGTATTTGATGTCCATATATCAGCTTTCATAGTCAGCTTAAACGGAGTTGGCATGATACGTTCAACGGTATAACCACCACCTTGTCCACCTTGATATATAGGTTCTCCAAAGCTGTCAAATTCGTTATACTGACGCTCTCTAACACTTAATTTACTGACAAAACTTGCATCAGACAATCTAGTGGTATCTAGTTCAAGACCAGTGATATAACAGCTGATCCTAGGAACTGTTGGCAGCTTATTCTCACTGTTTTCTTTGATAATCGCAGCAACCGACCTAGAAAGATCTCCGTACATTACAGGCACGTGACGCTGATCACCATCGCCTGCTTGATATTTAAAACCAATGAAGATACGCATGAATTGTGTTACATATCTTCTTATTTGTCCGTCGTAGAAAAAATCCATTAGTTATCTGCCTTTGGTCTTAATGCTTTGCTTAGACTTTGCTTTTCAGCAACTTCTTTTCCATTGATATTATCAGTGTTGGTATTGTTAATAAATCCAGCTTTCTGAGTATTTCTAATATTGCGACCTTCAAATCTATCGCCAGATTGTGTATCTGTAGCACCGAGATTGCTCACGGTGGTTCTTGCAACATCTTCAACTCTTATCCAATATTTTCCATTATATCTAAACAATCTCTTGGGAGTATAATCTGTTCTAAGATGATATTGACCTTCTTGTGCATTAATAGGAAATGCTAATCCGCTGGTAAATGGAGCACCGTTGGGTGCCGAATCTTGCCCTAATAGGTAACCATCATAGCCTAATTTATCAGCAGTCTGTATGACCATACTGATGTCTATTTGACTGTTTGATGCAGCAACAGTTCCAGTATCCACTGTGACTAATTCTGGCTCACCAACATCATTTACTTGTAAAGTATAGAACATCGAAGTGTCATAACCGCTTAGTGGTGCATCTGATTCTGCTTGGTCAAGAACTGCTTGAGTGATCTGCATTTCTCTTTCATAGGTACTCATTACATCACGTAGGGTTTGATTGGTGTTTTCATCTGCAACACCGTCTAAGATATCTTTAAATTCTTGACTATCTACTAGAGGTTTGCACTTAGCGCGATATAAATGTGGGTACCAGGTAGCTGAAAATCCCTCTGCTGCTCTAGTAACTTCTTCAATAACATAAAATCTTTTTAATGCAAAACTTAAATCATTTAATGCAAAGTCATCTTTTAAATGAGGTAGCTCTATAACATCACCGCTGATTAATTTTCTACCTATTTTTTCAACAGTATCATTAATATGGAATGTAATAAACACTGTATCGTTTTGCAAAAACAAGCCAAACTGACTTAAATTAAAATCTAAATCTTGTAGATTATAAACACCACGCAAAATATAAACATCTGGATCGTACTTACGATCTCTATTTTCTAAGAATAGTAGATCCTGTATTTGTGTTTCTGCTGGACCGCCCTGATAGGTTGGTGTAGTGGGTGTATTTTCTACTGCTGTGGAAGCTTTTGGTCCTACGTATTTGTGTACAAAAACGTCAGTACCGCCTACCTGGAACATTTCCCAGATAGTTTTATCAATAAATTTATAGTCATTGCCCTTTTCTGGGCGATAAAGCGAGAGTCTTGGCATAGTACTATATTTACCGCTACGATAAATACTAGCATGAGCCAAATTAATCCTGAAAGACAAGCTGTTTACGATTACTGTAAAGCCATGTTGGGCGATGGCATGATTGACGTAGAACTCGATCCAATACATTACGAAACAGCACTAAACAGAGCCCTAGCAACTTTCCGTCAGCGCAGTGATAACGCTGTTGAGGAAAGTATGGTATTTCTTACCACTGAAATAGATCAAAACGAATATATACTGCCCAAAGAAATACAGCAGGTTCGTCAGATTTTCAGAAGAAGTATTGGTTCTAGATCGGGCGGAGGCGATGGCGGTGGTGGTACATTATTTGAACCATTTAACTTGGCCTACACCAATACATATCTATTGAGTTCTACTAATATGGGCGGCCTAGCAACATATGAATTATTTGCTGGCTATCAAGAAATGGTTGGTAGAATGTTTGGTGCATTTATTAACTTTCATTGGATTCCTCAAAGCAGAAAGCTGGTATTACAACAGCGTCCTAGAACTACAGAACAGATCATGTTATGGGTTTACAATACAAGACCAGACAGCTCAATCATCAATGATACCTATGCGGGACAATGGATCAAAGATTACAGTCTTGCAAATTGCAAAATGATACTAGGTCAAGCTCGTGAAAAGTTTGCTCAAATTGCAGGCCCACAGGGCGGTACAGCACTCAACGGTGCTGCAATGAAAACTGAAGCACAAACTGAAATGGACAAACTAGTAGACGATTTGATGAAACTAGTTCCAGGCGGTAGCGGCTATACTTTCATCATAGGTTGATTTCTTAACACAAATAAATTA